TCTTCTTTTGTCGGCGGCTTATAATTTACAAGCCAAGCGGGCGCGGATTCGTTTTTCACCGACTTATGCACGGTGGGCGCGTCCTGCTCTGCATAACCCGCTTTGAAATTAACCGCGCTTGCCGGCCTTTCGCTTACCTGTCTTACTTGATACCTGAAGGCATGTCTTAAACCCGTAACGTCTCGCTTCTTGTATTCATCCCCCATCGCATGAGTCTTGGCGATGAAATCTTTCAATTCTGCATCCACGTCTATTTTATACTGCATTTTTAAAACCGTTATAAAATTTTCGTCAAACGCAAGTTTCAATTTCTCCTCAAAAGTTTGCGGCGTAATCACCGACTCGTCATTCGTATATCCATACTCGCTTAACAATGGCGCAGGAGTATCTTTTGGTCTGGCGGTCATTATAGGCGCAGACGCTTTGGGATTTGCTTTCTTCTTGGCTAACGCCTTAGCTTGTTGCTTTTCGGCATGTTCCTTTCTTACTTTGTGAAGCGGCTGTTCCGCGTTCCTTTTGGCTAGCGCCGCCTCTAACGGCGACATCTGCTTTGGCGGCTCTGGAGGAAGCTCGGTCGGCGGCTCTGGTTGTGAAAAGGCGACTATCGGGGAAACGGTAACGGACGAGGCGCTGAAATTATCGGTTGTCTCTGACGCGCTTTTGTTCCAACGTTTCATCGCGTTCTCTCGCAATTTCTTACTCTTGCTTACATTTTTATCCATCGATTCAATGTAGTAGTTTCCGTTCTTGTCCATTGTAAATGCGTAGGATATTTCTTTCCATCCCTTGTCGTAATCCACAGAAAGTATCTGCTTAATATCTTGTTCGGACAATCGACCTCGCTTTGATTGCCCCGCAATCAAATTCATATAACACCCTTTTTGGAAGCAATTCATGGAAAAGGTATCGGAAATAAAATCGTCGATCAGGAATGATGTTTTCTTAGCTGACATAGCTTGATTAATTTTTATACGTTTGTAAATTTATTTTATTGAGGTGTTCTAAGAAAATAGAACGTAAAAGAGGCGCATTGAATGTGTCCATAGCACTTGGGGTTTTTAGTGGGGTCTGCTATGCACAAACGTATTAAATAATAATCTCAAAGAAAAATCTTTTTTCTGGAAATATTTTCTAAGTCGTGCCTCCGCCTTCCCCCGCAGGAGGCGTAACTGTGTAATTAAATGTTAATTGCAATACCTCTTCTAAAGGTTCGGTTAAGATACCAGATTCTATATCCAAAAGTTCTTGCGCCGTCTTACCAGGGACGGGATATTTGACATTACGCTTGATAAATAAAGCCAACGAACTGCCTGGCGGCATATCTGGAATAGGCAAAGTTACACTCTGGTATATGTTTGTAATGTTCGGCTTAGGCGCCACGGGCTGACTAAATGCGTCCGTCCGCATGGGCGCAAAGGCTACTAGCAACTCCGTTAAGTTTGCAGGGACGTTATTTATGGCGCACGTGATGCCCGTGTACGCGGTGGTGTCGTTGTTGGTGATTGCTATTATGCGGAGGTCTGTGTCGATTAACTTTGAGGGCGCGCCAAAGATATTGCCAAGTTGCGCTTCGGGCACTTCGGTGTTGGAGACGTATCCGCCTATTGATGCGAGAGGGTCTGTCTGCTCTCCTCCCGCCGTCTTTGCGCCTGTGTAGTAAAATTTCATCAGCCATTCTGTAAAGCACGCCACGCAGTCCAATATCCTTGCTCCCCATCGTAAAATCTCACATCACAATAAGCCTCGCCAACAGTTCCGCTATACAGACGATTAAAGGAACGGACTTGTTTGACTGAATAAGTTACTCCGTTATCAATAAGTAAAACTTCTAGTATAGCATTAACGGTTTTTACCCCTGTTGAAGTAAGGTATGTGTATGGCGCGCTATAAAACCCCGTCACTCTCAAGTCATCCCAATTCCCCGTATAAACACCCTTGAACATAAGGCACTTGGACGCATCCGCCATCTCTACCCACTGCTGCTTATTAAATTGGTAAGGCAATGTGTTATCACCCCACGGAATACTCCTAACAAACATCCGTGTCCTTACCTTTGTAGCATCGCCCAAATTAAAATTCATCGGGTAATATAACGTCTGCGTTATCGTAGTCTCTCTAGGATTAGTATAGTTGCCGCCTCTGTAATATCCTACCTGCACCACAAGCGTAGTCCATCCGTACACGGCTGGATCAAGTCCTTCTGTATTAGAGAAAGGTGTTTCAACAATACGATTGGGATTATTCGTTGTCTGGTCAAATGTGTAAATCCCCTGCGCCAACACCCAATTCAAATCATTAACAGGCTGGCTATTCGTGCCGTTTGTCGTAATAGGCGCCAAGAAACCGCTATTGGCTTCAGGCAATCCACGTTTCGTCTCTAACGCATTAAAATTTGTAACCTCTGTCCACTGCTTTTGATGAAACTGCGCACCGTTAAAAATCATTATCGTACGCTCAAATATCCGTGTCCGAACAATACTATTCGACACCCATTGCGGAGCAGGATTGGGCGCAGGAACACCCATGTTCGGGAAAAATAAATTCAGCCTTTGCGTGATTACCACATTGGTATCTGAATGAGTATCGTCAAAGTATGCCTTCTTTACCTCCAACATACCAGGGGTAAATCGCTCAATCCCATCGGGACCGCCAACAATATCAGTAATATTGAACGTCCCCGTCTTTGTGAAGGTAGCCAAGTCTTGACCATCAGCTTGTTTCTCCCTCATTATCAGGGCATCCTTCACAAAACTCTTGCTTGTCAGCATCTCCACCCATTGGTTTTGGTGGAAATGATTTCTTGCTTGGTTAGCGTCAGTTGCAGGGGTATCGACCATCATCGTCCTCATCCAAATTCTTGAGTAACTTTGGTCAGCAGGAGTATATGTAGCGTCAGAAGGTTGCGATAATACTTGCTTAATCAATTTACTTCCATCTTCCAAAAATCCTATAAAAACGCTAAGATTAGAAAGTTTATTAGGGATATTGCTCCCGTCTATTTCCAAGGGTCCATTCGTAAAGTTACCCAACTGAATAGTGCCTGGAGACTTAATCGTGTTTAAGTCTAAATTAAACCATCCCGTCTTATTTATGAAAGCGTTCTTGAATTTATCCCACAACACGACTTCATTCCATTGCGCCGCATGAAGTTGAAACGAACCGCCGCTTGTCAGCCAATGAATAGAACGGGTGAACATCCGCGTAACTCCCATTGCCGCATTTCCAGAAGAAACTCTTGTCGGACACCATAATGTTTGCGTGATCACACTGTCGTTAGGGACATCGGCACTGCCCGTAACGTAAGCCACGCTCACAAGCAACATACTTCTTGCCGTATCGACTGCGGGGAATATGCCCGTGGGACCATTCAAAATATCGCTACTCGAAGAGTCTATTTGATACGTCCCCTGCTTTAAAACAAGGTTTAAATCATTGTTATATATGTAGCCCTTGCTCTGCAAGGAATCAGTATTGGTAGTCTCCATCCATTGGTTTGGATGAAACGCCGCGTTGTTGTAGAAAAATATCGTCCGCGAGAAAATCCTTGACCTTATTAAGGTATTATTCACAGGAGTAGGCGCGGGATTTTGCGTAATAGAACCTCCGCTGTTTGGAAAGAAGAAATATAAAGTCTGCGTGACGGTTAAGTTCTCTGGCAAATGCTCATGAGTAAAATACCCTAATTTTACTTCCAACATACCAGGCGAATTTGCGGGTATCACCGCGGGGCCGCCGACTGTGTTATTAATAGAATAGATTCCAGGCCGAAAAAATGTGTTTAGGTTTTCGCTATTCGCTTCTCCGCTCTTCATTAAAAAAGCATCCTTCACTTGCTCCCATTGAACCGCGTCATCGTTATCAACTGCATCGCCTGCTAATTTCAACGGGCCCGTCATCGTGCCGCCTGCCAACGGCAATTTTAAGTCTGCGTAATCTTTTAATTTTTTTAATGTGTTATATGCGGTATTGTTCGGGCCGATTAAATCGTTAATGTCATCCGTCCTGCCTTGCTCAATTTCTTCCTTAAAACTAACCGTGTCTATATACGGATTATAGATAAAATAATTCCATGTCGAAGAAGGCAAATCAAATACAAATCTTATCCTGAAATGGCTGTCCACAGACGGTTGTCCAGGCGCGCTCTGCTGTCTGAAATACTTATTACGCGCGTAAAGAATTCCTTGCGGCGAAGTTATTTCATCGGGCACAATTTTAAACACCGTGTCCTCATCCCTGACGCTGGCGGTACTTGTAAAATTCTTAACGAAATAAAGTCCGAAAAATAACTTTGTCGTGCTGTTTTGCAGGTCAAATTTACCTTTGAACTCAAACGTCCACGTAGTGCCGTCCTTACTCGGCTGTACTAAATTAATGTAAATGTTTTCCGTGAACATGAATGTAGCTCCAGAAGGTTGGATAATCATTTCATGCTCATCCACGCCTGGAGTCAGGCTGAAATTATTCACGCCGTTGGCAATCGGGTCAAGCGCATTTCTAGTTCTCCATTTCAGAATTTTTACCTCCAGATTGTCGCCGTTGGAAACCTCTCCGAACTTCGTCCTGAAAGAATCGGGAGACTCTTTCAAACGGATAGGCATCTGACCTGAATACGGAGTCAGCACGGGATTGACCACGAAGGAACTCCCGTCATCGTAATACTGATCGGCATCGTAATACGCGCCTTGTTGCATCTCGCGCCATTTCAGAAATGACGTGCCTTTGGAATAACTATACTGTACTTTGTAATTTGTAGTAGGCGCAACGGCGGGATGCACGTATAACGGCACACGCAAGTAACCTTTGAAAATAGGCGCGCTCACGGTAACCTCCCTGCCTGAAATTATATTTGCGCCGCTCCCCGAAGGAATGGGCTTGATTAAAAAATTCACCGTATCCGCAGGCGGCACAATCACAAGTTCCGCTCCTGCAAAAGGAGGCGCAAAATCGCCTGCCTTGCTTGAGCTAATCGTCAAGTCAAAGCTCTCTCCTGAATTATAACTTACTCCCGTAATGACTGAATACACGCCGTCTTGAAGGTACACGCGCCACCCGACTAGCTTATTGAGCAGGTTGGTATTCAAGCCGTAAGTATTGATGCCGCTTAACGGCACTCCCGTAATCGACTTTATTCGTCCGCTCGGCTTAATCGAATTAATCGTTAGTTTATTGTTGCCTGAATTAAACGTCCAGTTATCGGAACGTATGCCCCAACCTATCTGCACTATGTTCTGATCGCGTGCCGTGCCTAGCGGCGTATAGTGTATGCTTTCCACGCCCACAATTCCGTCTCCCTCCACGAAGTTCCACAAGAATGTGTCGGCGTCTTGTTTCGTTTGAAACACGCAAGCGTTTCTCAAATCGGTAACGGTCAAATTAGGCGTAGCATTTTCTCCCGCCGCAATAGTCACCAATGCAAGCGGGAACTCATTCGCGGTTATTTCTGACGCTACTTGAAACCCCGCCACATCCGTAATCCTCGAAGAAAATATCTCGCAAGAATCATATTGGAAAGGATATTTTGCGACTTCGGGAGGCGCATGTCCGAAGGTGAACGAACCTCTGACGCGCATCATTACATTGGCTTCGGGAATGAAATTGCCGCTTAACTGTGCGGTCAGTCCGTTAGCCGAAACCCAACTGACTTCGTATTCTTGTCTGTTCACCGTAGAATACGGAAACCGTACTACGGACGGGACGTTTGACATCCCGCGCAAAATTTTATGGAGGTCTGTCCCCGTGATTGAACCCTCTGCATTGCTAATGCTCACGGGGGCGACTTCGTCAAACGAACCGCGCCACCTTACTTTGATAAGGTACGTGCCCGCCCAACCCGTGTCTTGAGAGGTATATGCCCTTCTCAATCCGTCCACGCTCGAAGGATCGAAGCTGTCAAGATTAATCGGATTAGTAATAACTCTCCCCGAACCGTCTATCGCAAGTCCTGGATTAATCTTAATGTAACGCCCCGAAGGATTATCGCTTTTGGAAACCAAGAAACTATTGAAATTATCATTCGCGCCCTGTCTGTTTCGGAAACTAATGCCAGGGGTAGCAATGTTTTCAATAAACATTTTACGCCAACCGTCATCGTCCAAGAATTGAATCATCCGATTCAATTCTACGGTGCCTAAAAACAAATCAGGGGAAATTCTTAATCTTGACATGCTATAATGGGCGCTAACATGATCATAATATGACTGTCAATGGCAGGCTGTCCTTTCTTGTACTCCTCCTTTACATTCTCTTGACCGCCTTCTTTTAAAACTGTGCGAAACATTACTCTGTCCTCTTGCACATTCAAATCCTCGACTGATATAATAGGGATTTCAAGCGCGATAGGCTCATTCAACGCTTCTCCTGTTTGTTTATCAAGGTCTTCCTGAATTTTGGCTATCTTTCTTTCAGCCTCATCCGCTAAGGCTTTCTGTTCTGCCTCTGTGCTTTGACTGTACTTCTTAACCTCTTCTTGAAGCGCAAGCAAAACGGGATTTAACTGTTCTTTCCTTTCAGATACCGCGTTATAAAAACTCCTCAACCTGCTTTCTATTAAATTGCTTACCCTGCCTAGTCTGTAACTCACTTTCATATCCAACGGCGTAACGCCTATCGAACGAATGGCTTGAAGCACCCTGACGGCTTCCCTGGTAGGAATCTCTATTTTATTTACATTAATCATTATAATATAGTTTTTAGTATTAGAACTTTTAAAATTACTTCCTTCTTTGCCTTGTCTTTGCCGCGAGAATATTTGAAAAAAGCGAATCGGGACAAAACAAAAGAAAGCACACGCCGCCAAAGAAAAACAACGAATCGGTCACGTCCACCTTGTCCAAGACAAGAAGGGAAACCGTGACGCCGAACAATATTATTCCTGCCAACGAGGCCTTCCATCCGCTGTTAAAAAGATTGTCGAAAAGTTTCTTAGAAGCCATCTCTCTTGAATTTTTCGTAAAAGGTTTTTAACTTTTCATCATACCTGTTGTCAAAATATCGGGGGCCGTTATACACACGCGCAAAGTCGGCAAAACGCTTTTCTTGCAATTCGTCCGACAAGCCAGAATTGATAATGAAAGAAATAAACAGTCTGACTTGCGCCTCTTCTCCTGCTTTGATTTGCTCCATGAATTCTTGTATGCTCTTGCATCCGCACTTGCGGAAATTCGCGCCCATAATTTGAAACAAGCCCCAAGACGCCGACTTCATGGCCGCCTCGGGGTCAAGCGCGAAAGCCTTGTTGTATCTGACTTTCGCGCTCTTCGTAGCTTGGCAAACCGCGCTTATTTCAGCCACGTATCTGCTCTCCGTAAACTTATTAAAATACCTCGGTTCAAAAAGCAATATCGGAAAACCTTCCTTATCCACAGACATGCCGCTAGACTCCACATTGATAACTGCGGCGACTACTTCGGGCTCGCAATTTAATTGCTCCGCCGCGTTTATAATAGTTTGTCTTTTCATTGCCTTTAGGAAAACATTTTACAAAGGTAATTAATTAGTTTATGAGTTACTGTATTACAGTGCCTCCGTTGTTTACAATAGTATTCGCAAGGTCAAATCCTGCCTTGTCCAACGTTCCGCCTGGTTGTACACGTATCTCGCCCGTGCCAAACGCCTTCACATGACCTGCTCTTAACGTGCCGTCAAATATAGTCGTTGGTCCCGTATAGGTATTATTCCCTGTTACGGTTTGAACCGCAGTACCCCGTTTGTTCAAAGAACCCGAACCTGCAATAACCCCTGAAATAGTCGCAGGCAAATTATCCAAACCGAATACAATAACGCCGCTCAAATTTATCGGGTTTGTCGAAGCCCAAGAACCTACTGTGGTGGCCGTGGTGATAGTAATCGTACCCGTCCCTTGACCGCTGAATTTCGCCAAGGCTTGATTAATCATTGCCGCCGTACTGAATGTGGCGTTGCCCTTCAACGTGAACGTGCCGCTGCCCCATCCGTTAGTAATGGCGTTTGCGCCAAGCACAATCTGGAAAGGGATTGTTGCCGCCGCGCCGCCTACCGTAGCATCTACGGTAATATTGCCCTGCATGTTAGCGGTATTCCCGTTCAAAGTGAATATAGCAAGGTATTGAGTACTCCGCCGCGTGACGATAATGTTCGCGCCTGCAGGCGAAGACATAGCACCCGTAAGAGTAAGATTTTTCTGATACGAATCAACCGTCCCCAACATTAATATGCCGCCGTTAGCCGTAAACGTAATAGGTGCAGAAACAGTCCAATTGTTATGCCCTACCGCGCTATCCTCCGCCGTACGCAATGTGCCGCCGTCAATGGTTAATGCGCCCATCGTGACGCCTCCGCCCGTAGCGTTGCCAAGCATTAGTATAGCGTTTTGACGTACCGTTACGGGACACGTGTTTGGAATAGCTGTATTGAGCGACAACTTCAACGTGCCGCTCTTCACCTCTACGCCGCCCGTCAGCGTATTAGCGACAGTAAGGGATATTTTCTTTCCCGCGCCATGATCCACAATTAACTTTCCTGCGCCGCTTATCACGCCGTTAAGGCTATATGAAGAAACAGCACCTGCTACACGAAGGTAGTTATCGCCCGATGCCAATGCAATAGGACTGCCATAATTAGGCGAAGTCGAAGGCGTAATCATTGTTCCGTTCAAATACAATCCCGCAGATAAAGCAGGAATAGCTATTGCGTTGCTCGTAAAAGTTACGCCCGTTGTATTATCTGAATTGGTTACCGTCTCTCTCACGGTAAGGGACTTCCCTTGGTCATAAAAATCTACGACAAAAGTATTGCCCGTAAAGTTCCTGCTGAATACGCCGTCAAGATAAATAGCTCTTGTCGTTCCAACAGCCATGTTTGTGCGCCGTCCGTAGTAAACGCCTTGCGTTACTGTTATCGTGCTTCCTACTGTGGCGGTGCCGCTTAATGAAGGCGCAACCTTAACCGCAATAGCGTTGCTCTGCGGAGGGATTATAGTGCCGCTATTAGTTATTGTGTTGGTAGGCCAATACTGCAATGCGGATAGGTCAAGAATAGAAGAAGCTGCATATACTGAAATTACAGCATTAGGTGCGCCAAAATCCTGCCTAAGAAGTTTTACTTTCCCCTTATTAATCACAAGGATACCTGTAAAACTAGACGTATTGGTAGAAGCAATATTAATGCTTGAGCCTTCATATGCCACATGAAATTGAAGATTAGTGTTACCCGTTATGGCACCGCTTATTACATAGGGTTCAGCACCTCCTATAGTACCAAAAATATTATAACCATTTGTCGTATCTATATCCAACGAATAATCTCTCGTTGGGTACGAAAGGGGCATGACTAAATCATTCCCTTCATAAAACCCAAATACTCCTCGCGCAACACCCGTGCCTGAAAGGTTTATCTCTAAACCCGCCTTTATGTAAAAAGAGATGTCTGAAAAATCACAAATACCAGAGTCTATATTGAAGGTATATTGCTCAGCCCCATCCGCCATGCCTATATCCTGAATCATAATGACATCAGTCGCAGACGCCATGGATATATTTACAACCCCTAAATGGTTACTGCCAACAGGATTTGCTTGTATAGTACCTGAAATAACATAATTTTCGGTACCGTCCCCGCCTCTAGTCTCTAAACTTCTTGGAGTTCCCAAAAGCATAATATCTTGAGTATAATTCCCCGACAAGTCGGCAATCTTAATATTGTCCAAAAACAATCCCGTCTGCGCGGGATCAACAGGCGGATCTACGGGAGGCTGAAATCCGCCCGTTGAAACCCTGCCGCCAGTCCCAAGCATGAGACGGCTTAAACTGCTTAAACTGTGCATCGTTATATTATTTAAACATAATCCAAAGAGTTCCTAAATTAACATTGCTGCTAGTCGGATCAGGAACCCCGTTGATAGATACACGTGAAGGATATTCTCCATTAACATCGTTGGCGTAACCAATATCAAGCAACCAGCCTTTAGGAATAAATTCGTCATAATTTTGAACCGTTGCTTGAACGTGAAAACTTGCGCTTTGCCATTTCAAAACGGCGTGACAATGTTCTGAATATACTCTTACTAGCTGTGTGCCTCGCGGAATTTCAAGAACGGCCGTACCCGTTTCACGTAAAGTCATGCTAAACCCCTCGATTGACTTCCCTGGCGCCAGCGGCAAGTCGCCTGTTACGCCTTGCGTAATGTTTGTAATTGGTTTGTTTGGTGTGGACATTGTATTTGTTATTTAAAAATTAAAAATTATTTTCTTCCTATATTAGTATTGATGAAACCATACCGCACCAGGAGACGTGCCGAAAATATGTATTCCCGTAATCTTTTCGCTTCCTCTATTGTTGGGTATGCCTATATCCAACTGATTGCCTTGTAGTACGACTCCGTCATTAAGCCCAAGCGTAACAGGCAAAATAACGCTGTTCTGAAATCTATACACGGCAGTACATCCGCCTGCGGATATTCTTATGGTTTCCGCATTGGGAAGAATCTCATACAAAGTGGGCGACACGCTTAATGAAATATACTCGCTTGACAACGCTAAAGCAGAGGATAACGGGAGTATCCCGAAATTGCTCTGCGTGCCTCCTGTCATTCTTCTGTTTGGAGTGGACATTTTATTATTCTTTTAATTAAAAATTATTTTCGTCTGTACTTACTAAAGTTAACTTCTTCCAACTTCTTGGACATAAGCCTCACTTGCTCTCTTAATTCGTCTATTTTTTCACTCATGTTTTTAACGGGAACATTCTGTATTTCAGAATGCGATGTTTCATCAGACTCAAACGCCCGTACCCCGTTCCTGGTCACCAATGTTTTATTAAGTACATCTCCCTCCAAATGGGTGATGTCTATGTAGCACGGATCATCAGGGATTAAATCCATCGTGACAATAGCGACACATTTGTTTTCATTGTCTAATACCGCGTATTTCATGTTATACTATTTAATTAAATTCTAACAATGTCCACATGGATTGCCATGTTCCGTTCCCGAAGCCGCTCGGCATACCAAATACAGCGCTGGAACCGCCTCCTGCTATTTGAGCCATCGGAACCACAAATGTGCCCGTCAAATAAGTAGAAGCCGTACCGCCCGTATATAAGAGCACAGATTTAGCCGCCACCACCGCAGGCGATATAGAAACAGTAACGTTCACCGAACCTTGAGAAATCACCGCCACAATTTCTCTTCGCGACTTAATCACGCTCCCTGGTTTAAAATAATTGACGGCGTCATTCATAGGGTCAGTCGTGCCGCTACCCGCCGCCGTAATGCGCGTATATAATTGGTATTTATCCAACGGACTTCTCACCTCTTGACCTAACGCATACGTGACGCCCGAAGTCCATATCGGGGCTCCCCCGCCGAATACTTGTAGTGCTGAAACAGGCATATCTTAATCGTTTAAATTATCCTAAAGCAAATCCTAAATTCCCCGAACCTGCATTCGTATAAATAAATGTGGCATCTTGTCCTTTGGTGAATATCACGGGACCCGGGTCAGTAGCTCCGTTCACGGGAGTACCGTTAAAGTCAATCGTTACCGAATTCACGTTATTCATCAAAGCAAATCCAAACCGTGTGCCGTCCGTAAAAGTGTTAGGCGAAGGAATAGTCAATGTTACGCCGTTTGCCGTCACATAATAAAATACTCCCGCCGACACCGTAGTATTCACGGCTACGCTTATTGGCGCAAGTATCTTGACCGCGAAAGCATTAATCGTATTATTTACCGCATCCACGACCGCGGATCGCGTAGCGTCCACATATCTGGTATTGGCGGCGGCAAAGGAATTGTTTCCTACTGTTTGGTTAGGCACTAAAATATCCCCCGTGAACTCATGCCATCCCGTAAAGGTTTGCATCTCCGCATCGGTTGCCCCTCCCGCAAGGCTTGCTTTCCCGCTTATCAATGCTTTCACCGCATCTACATATTTTGTGTTGGCGACAAGCTGACTATTATTATCCGCGGATTGGTCAGGCGCATATATGGCTCCCGTAAATTTATGGAAGCCCGTAAAATCCTGCGCATTGGCAAAGTCTGCTCCTCCCGCCTTGTTAGCCTTGCCTGAAATGGCGGAAGCATTAAGCGACACTTGATTGACTACACTGGCTAATGCGTTATTTACAAATCTGGTGTTAGGCACTAAATCCGAAATGTCTCCTCCTTCGGGAGTAGGGACTTTCATGGCAACAGAAGAATTGGTAAGTCTGGTGTTGAAGTAACCCACGTTTACCACCTCTTTATTAGATACCAAAGAGCCTACCGCCGTCCCTTGCGGATTGTTCACAAAAATCCTCGCAGTCGTGTCGGTGAAGTCGTAAACGCCCGTCAGGTCGTAGAACTGTACGTCATTTACGGCATCATAATTACCCGTCTTGGTTATGTAATCTCCTCCCGAAATAAGGGTTGCTTCCTCTATTTCGGCGGCTATTCTGCCGTTTACCCAACCTACGTTAGCCACCTCCCAAGAGGTAAATAACCCGGGGATAGCGATGCCCGTAGGATCGCGAATAAACATGCGCGTCTGCTGTTCGCCGTCATCAAATAAGGCGGTAAAATCAAACAACCCCTTAATATCATAAGAACGTGTCGCGGGCGTTCCCGTCATGTTCCCCGTATTCAGTATTACCGCGCTCGTGAACGCTTTATTCCCAAGTAAAGTATTTACTGTTACCGCATCCATCTTAGCGTCAATTCGTGCGCCAAGCGTGTTGGAAAGCGTATTTATTTGTCCCACCACAAAGCCCGCATTTGCCGCGCGTGTACCCGTCTCCGTAGAATCAATATTGGGAATATCAAGCGTTGTATTTATTCCGAAGGTATAAGCATATATAGTCCCAGGCGTCAGCGGCCCCACGCCGATTGCATCTCCGTATCGGCTCATTTTGGCGGCAAGGAAATCATTCACCTCATTATTCCGAGTATTCATCTTCTCGGTAACCCAAGCCGTAGTCGTTAATTCATTGCTGTTATTTGTCTGCAGGAGAACCCCTCTGGTAATAGAGGTAGCGTCCGTAAAATCATAATCACCCGACATACCCGTGTCTCCCGTCTTGGAAATCTTGGTATTGTCCACGCTTCCTCCTCCTTGTAAATGAGTTATGATTCCTTGCAAATCGCTCCAAGCCACCGCGTCAGCGGTATTGGTATTGCTTGCTCTTAAAGGCACATATAAATGATTATCAGCCGCGCTGTAATCGTGCGTCCCCGTGATAGAAGTCCCTCCCGTTCTGCTTATCGCAAACGCAAATTTTGCGTCCACCACATTATGGACAAATAGTGTATTGGCGGGCGCATCGCTTTCATCGACATTATCTTTTGTCTTAATGTGCATGTCAGCTCCCGTCCAATCGTGAACGCCCGTGAAGTGCTGTTGCGTGGACTCTGTGCCTCCGTTAAGATTTGCCTTCGTGCTTACATCTACTCCTTGTATCGCGTTAATGGCGGCTTTTACAAACGCAGTGGAGGCCGCCTCTGTCGTGTCTGTGCCTACTGCTTTAGTCTGTACCGTAAGGGTGCCGCCCGTAAAAGAATGAAACCCCGTAAAATTTTGCGGAGACGCGGCCAAAGAGCCGCCTATCAAGGCCGCTTTAGTGCCCAAAACAGATTGCACAAACTCCGTAGAGGCGGCATTGTCATCGTTAGAATTAATCCCTAAAGTAGGCACGTATATAACGCCGTCCGCAAGCCCTTGTGTCCCGCCTCCTCTGAAATCATGATACCCTCCGAATATCTGCGCATCCCCCGCATCTTCTCCTCCCACTCTATTTGCCTTGCCCGATAATTGGTTTCCGACAAAATTTGTTACCCACCCCACGTTCACCACCTCATTCAAAGGATCCATCCCCGAAGGAGTAGAACCAGGGGATCCTCCTGTCGGAGACATGGCGGGACCGTGAATGTACATCTTCACGGTTGAATTCGTAAAGTCGTACACGCCCGTAAAATCATACGTGCGCGTACCAGGATTGCCCGCCGTGTAGTTACCCGTAGTCGTGGCCATGTTGGCAGGCGCCGTGGACGTGCCTCCGCCGCCTATCTGTACATAAGCGGACGTAGTCGTATCCCAACGATACATTTTGTTGGCGTCCGTGCCCGAAGTGATAATATATATTTTAGACGCGGCGCCAGTCGTTGGAAAGCCTGATTGAAGCGGATAATTCAACACCTGAAAAGCCGCATCGGGAAGTTGGGAGGTAAGAATTTTCCCCAACAAAAGATCGGCTTTGCCCGCAAGCGCGGTGGTCACATATTGAGTAGAAGCCGCATCGTTTGTATTGGTTCCGTCTGGCATTGTCGGAACCAATAAACTCCCCGTAAATTGTTGGTTGCCCGTGAACACCTGATAAGTCGTTCCAGAGGGACCTGCAAGGTCAGCCTTGCCGCTTGCAGAGCCGCCGCCGCTTATGCCTGCTACCGTAGCCGCCACAAATTCAGTAGTCGCTACTGTTTTGTTATTCGTTCCCAACGGTTGCGTGAACGCCAATAAGGTGGCTAACGCGAAGGTATGGAAGCCGCTGTAAGCCTGCGCGAGAAGGCTTGTCGCGCCTCCCGCCAAGTTTGCTTTCTGCGCTAAATTATTCGTTACCGTAGTCGCAAAATTCTCATCGTCTCCCAACGCATCGGCAAGCTCGCGAAGGGTGTTTAACGTGCCTGGAGAAGAATCCACCAAGGCCGCTATCGAAGCCTCCATCTGACCTTTGTTCACCGCGTGTCCTGATGCCGTGCCGTCTGGAATAGTAAGCTGTCCCGACATGACGTCACCTGTTTTGCTTACCTTACTCGACAAGTCAGGAGTCGATGTTTCAAGCAATGCTCTCACCTGCCCAAGTGTAGGCGCTTGGGTGTCCAGAAGGGCTTGCGGCAATGTTAATTGTCCCGTAAGCGTTCCGCCCGTCAAATTCAACTTTGCGGCAAGAAGCGCATCCAAACCTTGAATGCCGCTAATCGGAATAGTATCGTCCGTCTTGCTCCAATACGAATCTATCAAATCGGAAAAATCCGTTTCGGTCGGGATGTCTTGCGTCTCGAATTTCGTTTTTAAATATGGTCGCGATTGCAGTGCCATGTATTATCCTACCTCAAAATTTTCTTCGATAATGTCAAACCCTATACCTCGTCCTTCCGTGCGTGCTCTCTCCCACCTTCGGATAGCGTTAAATGCCGTATTGTACGGCACAAACTTTTGTCTCACTATATCGGCCAATTCTTCGTCAGAATACACCGTGCTTTTATTTCTTGTGCAAATATCGAAAACTTTCCTCACATCAATAAATGAACGCCCGTAAAGTGTTCGCAAAGGCGTCAATCTTATGTTCTTTATGAGGTAATCTGACGCGCTTGCCCCTTGCGGCGCATCTATTGCCGCAATGGCTATTCCGAAATTCACCGTGCCCGAAGGAGGAATAATTAATTGAGGCAAATTATTTATTTGTTGCGTGCCGCTAGTGAGGTTATATCTGTAAATATCAGGCTGAGCGGAGGCGGTCGGCGGAGGCGTTTCAGGCCACTCCGTCTCCGTGCCTCCTGGATTAGGGTCATATAACGGAACGAATGGTTTACGATACGGCTCATACGATGTCGCCGCGCGAGGCAACTGAAGCTGTCGCGGCGGCACATAGTTTCCGACATTGAACATGAAGCGCATGAATGACTTCGTTTCTCCAGGCGGTATCGGCGGCGTCTTGCCTTCAAAAAAATATTCCGTGCCTCTCCATTTCACTTTGAAAGACACTCGGATGCCGACACATTCTATCTCAAAATAAAAAACATATGGAGTAAATGAATCCAGATTGGCCGTGAGACTCCACCCCGCATCGCCTGCCGTCACCGCGCTTCCTTCGTAGTAATATCCGTTTTCCTTTGAACGCTTGAATAAACCTGTCGCGGGGTCAAACAAGGCGGCGTCCATCGAAGGATTGATTATGTTCAAATCCTCCCTCATTTCTAAACTCCGATAAAGACTCCCGCCTCTGTCCATGCAAAGCCCGTTGAATTGCGGCGGCGCAATGCCAGCCACAAACGGCGCAAACTGATCGGAATTGTTATAGCCGTACAGTCTTATCAATTCGCCGTCTATAATCACTTTCGGCACACCGTTCTCAATCCTCTTTTCTTGCACATAACTATTCTCGGTGCCTCGGTATGCGCTGAAACGGTGTTGTTTTGGAAGCACGTAGTCTCTTAATTCCGCGGCGGTTTCTCGGAACGAAATATAATATCCGTTTTGCGTCATGTATTGTTGCGCAAATAATATTAATCTGTCCGTCACGTCTCTGAATGTTTTAAACATCACGGACAATTTTACGAAGTAAGCCCAGAATTTTATGATAGGCTTATAGTATTTGTCAAAATCGTTGGGTTGGTCTGGAGTGCTGAAACGCTTGATATACTTGGCGACTCCGCTCAAGCGCATTTTTTCCAACACATTTTCCGTCCACTCCGCCACGGTTGCGTCCGTGCTTTCAAAGAAGTTTTTAAATAAGCTCTTGTCAAATTGACTCATTACTGCGTAGCGTAAATTCCTTCGTCCAAATATTCGTCAAGCGAGGGATAGAAAACAGGATCCACCAACGCATCGTTTCCCGAAGAGGGTTGCGTGATTAAGGCGATGCCTTCCAAGTCGCGCACGATAAATCCGCGAAAACGCGGCAACCTCCCTCTTTGCACCATAATATCTGTCTTAGGACTAAAGTATATGCTTGGAATATACTTTACGCCTTTCACGCTTCGCGCGGCGGAAATTAAATCTATCCATGAAATCTTGTCGGCATAGTTCCAAAATCGCCAATCCACCATCTTAGAATATTTTTGCTGAATATTTTTAACTACGGTAAAAACATCTACGGTATTGTCAAGTTCCAACCGCATGTCTATGTCTATAAACTCATCGGGCGCGTTCTGCAACTTCACCCCGTAGCGGTTTAATCCGAAGGACGATATTTCGGAAAGCGACATGTACGGCGCGGCGTAATCCAAAATATTGTCCAGCTCTACGTCCGTCAATGTTACCCCGTTCACCGTCACCACCGACAATACGCTCTTGCCCGATTCTACTCCTGATGAATATACTTTTAACACCCTGTCGTCCGCATTGGCGAACAGCAGTCCTAAAAATTCCAACGTTTGCCGCGACATAAAAGAATTGCTGCTTTTAATGCGGGAACGGAACGTGTCATCGTCCTCCGCGTCTCTCCCGCCTTGCGCGGCATACTCATTGATGACGCCCACATGCCCGCGACTTTCATTCACGTTTGGCGTCAGCGGATCGTCAGGCACGTCAAGCGGAACAGGTTTAATCTCCGTAAGCGTAAACGCATCTACGTTTGTAGCCGCGCCCTTGCCGTTACTGCAATTCACTTTCGCGTAACAGTATCCTTTCCTGTTAATTTCAAGATAATCGTTTACCGTAAAATATTGCTCGGAAAACTTAAATTCGTTTCCCAGCTGATCTGAAATAATGCTGTCCTTTGAATACCGCGTGCCAGGTCTGCCGACAAGGCGCACGTAAGTACTGCTGGCCGCAGAGCCGCGCCGCGGCGATATGCCTCTGTCCGCCGCGATGCTGTCTAACGTCTCCCCAGAAGCCAAGTCGGGGAACAAGTTCGACAACGACAAGGCGATGTCTTTCAAGGCCTTCTTTGCCACACGTACGTTCCCGCGTATCAAGCCGCGCAATACGCCATGGTCAGAAACCTTAGTTACTTCGGGATTGATGTTCTTAAACGTTTCTATCTGCAATAACTCAAGCTCGCTTTCCGAAGGTTGTTTTATTAAATTCATTACACGGGTATTAAATTGTTTCTTATCGTTCCTATTCTTGTTTCGACTTCAAACTCGATAAACACCGCGTCAGTCTCTGTCTTGATATTTATTACCGACACAGAATTAAAGCTGTCGTCTGTCGCGAAATTACCGCTCAGTTCCCTGAATATCGCAGGGTAAAAAATAGACGCCAACGAACTCCCTACTTGAAGTCTCATGCCTCTGTCGGGGAATGAAGGATCGTCTCCGTTCTTTAGGTTAGTCAAAATTTGTATCGTCTGCAACAACGTATCTTCGTAGCCTAATACCGCCAAGTCGTTCACGGTTATTCTTCTGTTCGTTACGCTTTCGGGAAGGTCTGGATTTTGTAACGTAGTAGTTTCAACGAATTTAATATTCGCGTCAATATCCTTGCCGTATATCTTCTCGGGAATATCCAAGCCGTCCAACACGCTGAATATTTTGGTTACCCCGTTGGAATTGAATCGAAGTTTTATCAGTACTCCTCCTTCTATGGAATAATCCGTTTCCATCAGCTTATTATCCATCCCTATGTTCACCCAATTATCGGGGTCTGACGAAAAGGCAACGTCTGTGTTCACACGTTCCAAAAGCTGTCCCTGTCGCATCATATAGGAAGACACGGCTGTTTTTTTGAATGTGGGTATAGAACGGCTCCACATCTCCGACTTGTTCGCCGTCTCAAGCAACCACCGCATGTCGTCCAAGTGTTCGGACAATATCCAAAACTTATACGCATCTAGCGACTCGCTGTGTATCGTCAATAATTCCTCCGCCTTGTGAGCGCGTTTCAAAAGTTCTTTGCAGGCTTTCATTTCTTCCGCCGGCCATGTGTAATCCTGCGAATCGTAGTACTCTAAAATGGACGGATATTGAGACTGCGTGAAAAACACAAAGTCGTCAATATATTTACCCACGTCAAATTTCGTGAGGTCAAAGAAAGAATCCACCATATCTTGAGTAACCGATTCCATGTTAAAAAATTTTCCGTCTAAAATCTAATCTATTGACTAATGACGAACCCACTTTCTGAAAGTAATCTTTGCCTATTCGCCTTGCCCTGTCTCTGTTTTTTGTTTTGGAACTCACTACATCGTCCAAGTCTGCGACTGCGGTTAATTGCATGGAATAACCTGGATATACGTTATAATGCCTGTCGTCCTGAATGTGGGTGAAGCTGCGATATTCAACCTGCCAATTGTTCCCGTGCACGGGGTTGTAAAGATAGAGCACATGCGGCTTTCCGTGCACATCGGGGACTAAACTCTTCTTCAACATAGACTCCAACACTTTTATACATCCGTACCCCGTTTTAACCATGTTGCTAAACACGGCCGTTTTGTTTCCCATGCCGCCTGCTTTAGGGTCTGAATTAGATTTATAAAATCCGTTATGTGTCGAATAGGAGTATCCCGCAACAGACAATGGCTTGCCTCGCAACAGCAATTTAAAGTCTCTCCCGAAAGTTCCTTGAATGGCTATTTCTACGGGATTGAATGACTTATTTTTATATACTTGTATCGAAGAGATAGTACGCCTGATGTTCGTGATTGGCACCGAAACAGTTCTTATCTCATTGGGCATAATCGGAAAAGAGAAATAATCTATCGTATCGCCGTTGGAATTAAGCAACTCCAACGCGATTAAATAATATTCAAAATCGTTGGGGTATAATGCGTTTAAAACGCCTTGCGGAAATATCGTGCGGATGCCGGCCGCCTTTGCAAGCGTGGGGTCTGTTTTCGCCAAGTATCCGACTCCCTGGTCAATATAATCCACTCCCTGTCGGACTTTTTGGCCTATGTCATTAAAAAGCTCCTTAGCTAAAGGCACTGGATTATACTGATTAGGAAGCGCCATTTTTTTAAATTTTACTTGCGTAAAGTTACTAAACTAAATTAAGTTATCGTGCCTACTACGGGCAATGGGTTAGTAGCAGGCCCCGTGCTCGTCAAAATACCTATTGTGCTCGGCGGAATATTTACCGTGCCGCTCCTTATCGCATTAGTTATTATAGTCGCCAATCCGCTCGCGAAAGCATCCGCCGACTCCGCAGGAGGCATCTTTGCCGTACTTGCCAATAGTTGGCTTATCTGCGTTTTTATCACTGTCTCTATTACTGCCATTGTTATAATATTTAGTTTGCAAAATTCTTTTTACTCTTCAACTTATCTAACTTGAGTTTCATTTGTGTGTACATCGGATTGCCAAGCAATACATAAGGTCCCGCGCTTTCCTTTCCTAATTGGTCAAGCAACGCGCTTATAAAGTCTATTGAATCATTTCCTAAAAGAACAGGCTGTGCCTCATCTTTATTAAGGAAAATCTTTTCCGACGTCATCGTAATATCGCCGTCCGTCACGGCTATCTTGGTTTCGCTGTCCTCCTTCTTGTATTGAAGCAAAAGCTCGGTGTCCGATTGTACCGTAGTCTTGCCTCCCTGACACGATATATCTACGTCTTGGTCGGAAATGATTTTCATTTTGCCTCCTTGACAAACTATATTGACCTCGCCGTTTGATATTATATTTATTGTCGCTTTTTTATTTTTACTGTTGGCGTTAATATTAATCTTGGCAATGTCATCCGCGCCTGTGGCGGTAAGCTCTATGACGCCGTCATGACGGACGGAAACCTCGGCAATTCCCTTGCCGTCTTTGTATAGTCTGTATTGTCCCTCCGCCTGCGCCGTGCCTTCATCATTGTTGTAGAATACGCTTATCACCCTTAACGTATTGCTGTACGGCAAGCTCACGCAAACGACTTCACTTCCCAAGTCGTCTATATCCTTCGGGAAACGGATTAACTGCATGTCAAATTTGCCCACCGACACTTGGTGTTTTATCTCTCCGTTGGGATTAATCAATGTCACTGAATTGGTTGCGTAAGACGTTCTGATATACTCCTCTCGCGGAATGTCCGTAGGCATATATACGCACCATGAGGAGATGCTTTCGCGATACGAATGTTTTGTATTATGACCTACTGTATTCATTGCTCAATCATTTGTCTCCGTTTCAAGAAGAAATTAAAAACGTCTTTGTTTACCCTCCAATTTGCCAATGAATCCGTGCCTTTGGAGGTGATTGTCGAAGGCATGTCCACCAAGTTAAAGTAGCTCATGACTTGCTCTTTGCCTCTTGCAATCGGACTGACGCGCTCGGCTTGGTCATTTATTTCACTATTCGGGTCGGCAATAAATTCTTTTCTTCCCGTGATGTAGGGCAACACCATTCCTCGCGAAACATTTATCGAAGTATAGGAATCGTTTATAGAGGCATTATGCGAAACAGATTCCACATAATAGACTTCGTTTGTCGTTTTATAGTATATGAATAAGCCGCGTTTTATCGCACGGTTAAGCGTGAGGATCATCGAACCTGTTCGCGTGAAAGGAAGGTAAGCATGAGATTGAATAAGGAAACGAAGGTCGGCGAACAGTTGTTGAAACGCCGCGCTGTTGTACTTCTCCGTGTTCGATTGTTGTTTCGTTTTAAAAATAATATAATCGTGCTCCGCCGAATAGGGTCTGTTACCCCATATTTCCGCATATTCGTCAAGCAAAACAAGCGGCACATAAACGCCTTTCATTTTGTCGTTCAACGTAGGCATACACGTAGGCGATAACGTGTACCAAGTGTAAACTTCTTTATGCCAATTCAGAGAACAAGATAATACTTGAGACTCGTCAATGTCTATGGTCAGGTTACTCAAAGTTCTGTTAGGCAACGTCTCCTCGACTTTCTGTGCAATTCCTAACTCGGTGACGGGATTGCCGTACACCAAGCTTGTCATGCCTTTCAAATCAAATGGCTGTTTGCGCACCGTGCAATAATACTGACTCCCGTAAGTATCGCCGTAAAACTCCGCGAATGGCGGCGCGCACAATGAGCGTATGCTGTTTATCACGCTTCCGTTGTCGGCGCACAAGGAAGGGTCAAAGATTGTCCTTTCTCCTGCTTCTGGTTCTATGAGCAAATTCATAATGCGCCAAAGCCCGTTACGGCTTCGTAGTATTTTGCTTTGCAGTTTTCGGCTTTGCTCCACGGCGGAATACCCATCTGGCAAGTCAAGAAAACGGGTACTGTTAAGCGCCGCGGACGTGCCATATTGTTCCAAAATAAAATGGTCGGGAATTATCCCGATGTTGCTGAATTTATCAAATATATATTGAAGTACGTTTTTTAGTTTTGTGAACGTCATCATTTTCGTAAGCAATACTTGCTCTATCAGAGAGAAAACATTCCTTGCCGCTAATGTGGACGTTTCTAATTTTTGCCACACGCCCGCTAAAAATTGACCTGGAGAAAACAGGCTGCCGTCCTCAATGAATACTTTCATCAAATCGCGTCCGCTGATATTCATGTAAACATCATTGGGGGAATAAGAAAATTCCGCCTCATCCACTAATCCTATCATATCCCATACATAGTCGCCTGCCCGAGTCTTTCTTTCATCTCCCGCGTCAATGCCTAATTTCAGATACACCAAATCATTCTCCATGATATTGCTGTATCTAAAGTTTTCCGTATTAATGAATTTCTGATTCTCTGTTTCCTCTGCATTAAAATGTCTCACGTTCAAAGAGAAACTGCCTCCGTTGGCATTTATGCTGGTATTCGCCGCTATTACATGGCTTGAAATATCAATAAGTTTCCCAGATATTCTGCTCCATATCAAACATTTGCAAAACAAAAATTCTTCCCTGTTCAATACGCTCCCGTCATTTCCAAACGTAGTAGTCTTTCCGAAATCATTCATCAATCCTTCCAATCGTGAAGCGATGAAGGCTTTCTGCTCGGAAACATCCGACAACGGGGCATGTTTATTTGAAAAAGTCTCTCTGCGAAATCTTGTCGGGAGAACAAACACCGATGTACCTTCCTTTATCACGGGGTCGGCTTCGTTAAAATCTTTGTCTTTTTCTAAAAGCAATTTTGAATACTTTGATTTTATCGCATCCATATTCGTGTAACCCGCAAAGTGCTGTTGGCTCAAAAACTCGGACACGGTCATGTCGCACTCAATTCGCTTTAAGTATCTTGAAACAGGCTCCGATATGTAACAGATTAGAAACATATTATTTAATTCGGCAACTGATAATTTTCAATATCATCTTCCGTCACAGGAAATTCTTGTTTTGCTTTTTCTAATAAATCAGGCTCAGTAAACAGCGTATTTCTATGATATAAAAACGGATCTAATCTTTCCTGCTCCAATTCCAACGCCTCCAATTGTGAATTTAGCTTTTTCTGATAAGCATCTATAACATCCTGATTAGGGGGGTGTGAACTTGAACTTCTTGCTCCATGAATATTCTCAAGTTCGTGAGAAACAGAATCCATACGATATTTATTATACCCATATTTTTGTACTATTTTATCTGCTCTAATATCAGAGATTCTTTTATCTCTATCTATCCACGCTTGAAGCTGAGGATTATTAGTTCTGCCTGGATTATTAGTTCCGTCACCGCCTCCTGATTGTGGTTGTGTAAGCGCTTTCCCTATCATCGCTTTCTTCAAATCTTCTATTGCCTCAAGCATACGGTTGGTAAACGAATCGGCTATCGTCTTAATTCCGTCCTCAAAACTATTCACAAACGCATCTCTTATCCTCGCAGAATCTCTCTGCGTTTCGGTAATATACCGCGCGGCCTCTCTTTCTTCTTTTCTGGAATTTACATCGGGGATAAGGTTTTCGTCTCCCTTTTTCGTTCCAAACCTCGGAGACCTTAACTTCATTTCATCGGCATTTGCCACGTCTGTTCCCGCCATGCCTGAATACAAGAAGTTCTGCGCCCAATCTTCCATCGGAGTAGCGCGAAACCAATCCAACATTCCCTTCTCATACTCAAGCCCTCCTTTTTGCCTTAACTTATGTATCTCCCACGGATTAGCCTTTGGGTTTTGTTCGTTCAACACCATCGTGCTCAATGCGTTCATAAACATTGAATCGGGATTTGTCAAACGTTGCCTTGACGTGCTTATAAGCTGTGCGGAACGTTGGTCTCGCGCCGCCCACGGACTGTCTCCGCCGTTAATGGAATTATGCTCAAGTATGCGTCTTATGCCTTCGTTTATGTTCGCGCTATTGCCCGTATCGGAGGCGATTTCGGTCACCAGATTTACCAACGTTTGAAGCGTCTGCGGCAAATCTCTTCGTCCTATTCCTTCCTTCTCAAGCGCGGCTATTATGTTCGCGTTCCCCGCGCCTCCTCTCTTGGCATTAAATTCTTTTTCATTCGCGCTTGCATTTGCCGCTCCCAATCCCATGCGGTTAAGGCCGAACAAACTGTTTATTATACTCTGGTCTATTCCCTTTGATATTCCTAATGACGCTCCGATTTTTAATTCGTCAATATCCACTTTCCTCCCCGCCGAAAGCTCATACTGCTTGCGCAAATCGTACACGCTTGCCCTGTCCATTCCCAAGTGGGCGTAAGAACCTCCTATGCCCGCACGACTGCCCGTAGCGGCATTATAACCAAAAGCGGACTGCTGAAATTTTGATAACTCATTTATGTGCCTTACCCATGACTGCCCTAATCCTTCTCCTACGGACTTTCCTATTTCCGCGCCTATCGCCCCCGCACTGGTTTTTATTATTCCAAAGGATATTAAGTTAAGAAATGCGTCTGTCCCAGAACCAAGAAATCCGCCTGCGGCCATCCCCGATACACCCGCTGCTCCAGGTATCAAATCAAGCCCCGTCTCGGCGTTAGGAATTTGTTTTAACGTATTCCCTATATCTTTTATCATCTTGCTTAACAATATGCTGTTAAGCACGCTCTCGCCTTTCCCCGCTTTCCCTGTTTTCTTTTCCTCCTCCTCTTCTTCCTTCTCTCCGTTATTCTTTCTTTCTTCTATTTCCTTCTCTAAGTCGGCCTTGTTCTGCTCATTCAGCGCGCGTTGTATCTCTAATTCTTTAAGTTCTTTTGCCGCCTTCTCTGCTAGCGCATTTGCTTCTTTTTCAAAGGCCTTGTAATCCGTTCCTTCTTCCGTTTTCGCTTCGGAGTGCGCATTCTGTATCCGCAAATCCAACAAGCGGTTTATTTCCTTCTCTTTTTCGATTTGTTTTTGAAGCGTGGCGTTTATTTTCTCAAGCTCTCTCTCCGCATCGCTTAATGTTCTTTTCGGATCATTGCTTTTGCTGTCATCCGTTTTTTCTTCTTTGGTTGCGTCTTGTGCGCTTCCTTCTATTCGAGTCGGATCGGCCGCGCTTCCTTCTTTTTTACTTTCGTTAGTTTTTTTCTCCCGCGTGGGATCAGCCGCGCTTTGTTTTTTTTCTTGAAACTGTACTTGATTTTTTTCTTTCTCTATTCTTCTCTTTATGATGTCGGCGGATACGGTGTCGCCTTTCGCCTCGGCGGATTCCAATGCTTTCTCCCAATTCGATCGGGTATCCTTAACAGGCGGCTCGGCAATGGCAACAGGGATTTCTTCCTGTTTCGGCGCATCTGTTTTCTCTTCTTTGGTTGCGTCTTGTGCGCTCGGCGCGGGCTTTGGGTCATCCCATCCTAAATCAGAGGCCGCCTGCCTGTCGCGCGGCGACAGATTTTCAAGAATAATTTCATCTGGTTTTTTCGGCGCATCTACCTTTTGTTCTTGCGTGGGCTGTGAAGCGCTGTACTCTGAAACAGGAACTCCTTCGCCTGATGACACAGGCTTAGGCGCAAGGTCGTGGCTGATTTTTTCGATTATTTCACTGTTGCCGCTATTGCCTGCTTCTACTATCTGTTGCAATAGTGAATGCATGGGAGAGCTGTCGCGTTCTCTTCTTGCGGGAGGCTGCTTGGAAGCTCCTCTTGCGGGAGGCTGTTTAACCTCTGCTTCATTGATAAGTTTCGCCAAACGTTCACGCTCGGCGATTAACTCCTTTGTAAGTCTTACTTGTTCTTTTAGTTCGTCAATAATGGGAGACGCCCCGCCTGACGGCTTCTTGGCATTGCCTGAATTAAGCTCGTTTAACTGCTCCTTGGTTTTCTTTAAGAAGTTGTCAAGCTCCGAACCATCGGCGGTAAACTTTATCTTCTTTTCTTCCATCCCAAGTCATTTGATTTACTCTTGTTTGTTTTGCGCCTCAAGCTGTTCTTTAAACTTTTTTAATTCGGGACCATAAAATTTCTCCAAATATTCCATGTGCCCAAGTCCGTCAAAACGAGTAACGACTATGTTCTTCTCTGGTCGGTCAATAATCCACACGCCTTGTTCAAACAACTTCCTTTTTTCTTTCCTCTCCTTATAGCGTACGATGTCCTTGTTCTTTTTGTACTCTTCTAAATATTCATACATGATCGAGAACATATTCATCTCCCTATGCGCAGAGCTGTCGAAGGGGATATTATGCTTTTCTCTCCACCACTGATCATAAGGGAACAAAAGTTCCCACCTCGCCATAAACCGAATATCGGCGCTCATTTTTATACGCTATCCTGCACGGGGTCATTGTTGATAGCCATCATTTTTTCTTTCACCTTTTTGGCAGACAACGCCTTGTATATGCTGAGCAACCAGGGGAATATCTGCTCTCTGTAAACAATCAATAATTCTTCAAATTGAAAGGGGTCTAATTTTGTCAAAGAATCCACCGTCAAATCGTTAAAAATTTCGGGGATTAATGTTTCTATCGTGGCGGCGCACTCTACCGCCATATAGGCATGTTGCGTAAACAAAGAACCTTTCAGCATTGCCGATTGCCTCTCTCCGCTAATCTCCGCCTTCCTTCTTTCAATGTCAATCAATAGCCCCGTGTTGGGCAACTGAATATCGTAAGTATTCTTCCCGATAGTAACCTTCAATGACCGTTTTATGTCATTACTTTCAACCTTAGCCATAATATTATTTTTAATTTTGGTAAAATATTTAAACAAAGATAGTTTGTTTTTCTTGGTTAATTAAATAATTCGAAGAAATCTTTCACGAAAAGGAAAAGTTTTGTCGCTCCTAATTTTAAAAGTACTGAAACGCCGCAAAAAATTAAAACTATTTTAAGCAGTATCTTCTGAATACTGCGATTGGAAAGCATCTCGAAAGTCTTGCGTAAGTCCTCAAAGGACTTCATCTTTTTTTCTATGTCGGAGGTGGTTTGGGTAACCATCGACAAGTTTTCTTTCACGAGGCTCAATTCCTGTTCAAGACGCCTCTGCGTGGGCGCCATGCCGTCAATGTTCATGTCGGGATTGCCCTTAATGCACATCAAAATCTCCTGCATGGAAATCTCTATCTGGTGTATTTCTTTTGCTCTCCTGGCGTCAAGCGCACGTTGTTCCTCAATATAATCGCTAAGTATGCACATTAATCCAAGTACGCATTATGCTCCCGTAACACTGTAAGGATTTTCATCCTCAAATCTTCTATCAGGATATGTCGTGCTGTTGAAGATAACGGGCGCAAGATATTTGAACGATTGATTATGCCCCGAAATCATTCCTTCGGACGTGTTATGGCTTTCGCTTTCAAGATACACATCGCGAATAATGGCAAACGGGTCGGGATCTTTGGCGGCCGCGCGAAGCGCTTTATGAGCGTTTTGCGAATCGCTTAAAACACGTTGCGCATAATCCTCTACCGTGCGATATACATGTACTTCCACTCCCACTCGAAACAGCACGTTTTGCTCATATTGCTCATAGGTAGAGGCATTCCTTTTACTTGCCCCCGGAACCCCTGTAAACATAAAACTATATTCGTAAAAATCGCACGTCAGACTCCCTTGAAATTTAACCACTGGATTCTCCTTCGTGAATATCGTTCCGATGCCTTGAACCTCTTGCGTGACTAAGGTTTCCGTCCAAGATATTCCTCTCAAACGTCCTAACGGCAAGCTAATTCCAGGCACTTTGACAATACCCAATGCCCCTGTATATACCCTGCCTTGCGCTACTCCTGTCGTTGCCATAATATTTTAATTTTAAAACGTTAAATTAATTTATAGATACTGCAGTGAAAAACAAGAACGAAATCTCGCTGTTTACCGTGTATTCAAATTCAATATCATACGCATCCCCGCGTAATTCTACGGTAATGTTTTGATAAGACAATATCAAATTATCCTTGTCCTTGCTTGCCGTTTTCGACATTAAAAACGACTCGACAAAAGTTTTGACGTCAGCCGCCGACAACGTGTTGCGATTAGTGCCCGTAGGATTTTTTAACAAAAGTTTTGCGGCGTACACCAACTCCTTCTTCAACTGCCTGTTAATGCGGGAGAATTGTTTGGAATGAGAAGAACCGTCAGGATTAATAAGCACCGCGCTTTTTTGCAACGTATTAACTCCTTTTATTACATCAAACGTTCCGCCGTCTTGCTTCAACATAAGCAAGCCCGCGCGTAGTCCTTTCTCTATTTCTATTTGACTCAGAGAGTGCTCTAAGCCGTCAATGTCAATGCTCTTAAACGTAAGCGGTACTTGTGCCTGCATACCCGCTTCCCTTCCGAGAAGAGCGGCGGCCGTGTAAATGCTTTTGTATCTGTTCACCATTTTGCCTGTCGGATCCGTCTTACGACATCCGCCATGAACCACGGTGGTTTGCTCGCTGTCAAAAAGTTTGCACAAGTTAAGACTTTGCGTAAAGTCTGTTTTCACGCTTCCGCCCGCCGCATATATGCTAGGCTTTACTTTCAATGTTTTTGCCGAATTCATGATCTGCAAATTGACCAGGTCGGAGGCATTAGTGCCAAAGCGGTCAAGCAGGATAAAGTCATAATCTCCCTGCGCGGCATCCAATGCGGCGGTCAAATCATCGGCTGAATAAGTAGAGGCGCCCGCGCCTACTCCCGCTTCGCCGAACTTCCAATACGGCGCGGAAACGGTGTTTAAATCGCGCGGCAAAAGATTGGTCGAACCTGCTACTTCGGAAACGCTTGTAGTAGGAACGCCGCCCACCTCACGCTCAATCAAAGTCACATATTGATTTAACAATTCGCCTGTTCCCGTGATGTCCTTCGCCCAATCGTACACTTCTTTCACGGTGGACAAGGCAGGCGATTTAGCCACTAATTCAGGCGTAGTATCTTCTTTTTTTATTCCGTCATACGTGCTTGCCACGGGGTTTAAAGTAATCGCGCCGTCCGTGCCTCTGTAACGCCCGCGCCAGAGCTGTATCACGTACTTCGTATCGTCTATGTAATCTTTTACTATTCTGAAAGCATAACCGCCCGTCAATTTATAATTATTGTCCACGCCGCCAGAAAATTGGGTAAGAACGCCGCCGCCTATCCATCCTTCGACAAAAGTGTCGCCGACTCCGTCATTCCAAACCATCTTAAAGCCTGTCGGGGAATATTTTGCTCCCACGCCAGGCAGATGTTTCACCTGAAACCTCGCAAAACCAGGCGTACTTGTATCTATTGCAGAGGCCACCGCGATTTTGCCGATAGTAGTGATACTGTCCATCATGGCTTGAGCCGCAGTCGTGAATGTAGGATTATCACTTATAGGCGGCCCCGTGATTTGACCTACTATTACATCCGCTACTCCGTTAATGTTGGCAAGCAATCTTATTCTTGACCCTGCGGCGGGAGGGTTATTAAACGAAACTGTCGCTGTCGCGGGCACGTCAGGGCTTCCCAACCCAGAGGCATTTGCCGCCTCATTTTCTTCCTTCGTCCAAAAGGTGAATACGCTTTGGTTCAATGGCGGCGCAACGCCAGGTTGCGGGATGCCGCCAAGCGACAAAACCAGCTTCGCAGGCAACGAAGTCGCCGCATTAATGTATGTAAGACTCGACACGCCTGCAAAACCTTTCTCAGGTTCAAATAAGGCCTCTGCTAATTTATAAAATGCGCCCCCTCGAATCCATCGTTGGAATTGTTTCAAGTCGGTAAAAGAGTAAACCGCATCGGAGTCTTGCGCCAATGTGCCATTCACCCCGCTCCCCGTTCCCGTGAAGTTGCTCTCCAACGTCCCCGTATTAATGATAAGCGTATTACCCGCCGACAAAGAGGGGATAGAGTTCTTCTCTACTCCTTTTGTAACTGCATACGGGCCTGGAATTATTTGTTCTGCCCCGTCAAAGAAATGAGCAAGTGCCATAATGTTTTATTTTCTGTACAGAAATCAAGAATATTACGCAAATATAATATTTAATTGACGTAAAGTTTTTTAAAAACGTAAAGTTTTTTATTCCGTGCTGACGGGAGGAGAAAAATTATCCGCGCCTTCTGGTTTATTTGAAAAAGACAATTCTTTTACGATGTCATCGTTTACAAGGAACGGTATCTTTTGCTCATACTCGAAACTTAAAATTATCGTCTGTAAAAATATTTTATCGGGCACCGCGGTATTCATCCGCACATCGCCGCCCGATATTTTCATCATTTCCAATCTTTCAAAATAGAACACCGTGTAGTAGTGTATTACGATCGCTTTGATTATATGGTAAAGCAGCACTACTTCGTTCTTATTTTCGCCCCCGATTACTACCTGATAGTTTGCCGCAAATCTTCTTTGGTAAAATTTCTTGTACTTATCTTCGCCCACCATCTGGTAAGGATTGTCGGCTATCCCTTGCGTCAGGGAGTTGTTTGATTCATGCTCTTCTCCTAATGCCACGAACACAAAAGGCGTTCTGTTGGTATTCGTGTCATAAGCCGATCTGACCAATAATTTCTTCGGGTCTTGGTCTGTATTGATAAGCATTTTGACGGCCGCGGGAAACGGTTCGTAGCGATCCTCTATCATCATATCATAAGTAATGCGATAGAGAAAACTTTCTTGTACTTTGTTCGCCGCCGACAATGTGCGATAATCTGTTCGTATCAAATCCAACACGTTGTTAAGGACACGTATTATTACAAAGTCAGGGAGTATCATAAGGTATCGAACAAGTAGTTAAATATATCGGGGAGTTCTCTCTCTATGTTGAATTTGCTCAATGCTTTATCTGCCAAATTTCTTGCCTGAAACCCTGGATGTATCCATGAAGCGGGATCGCTTGAATCGCTTACGCGCCTGTACGTGGAGTAAGTATTTTGCGCGGTAACATGGTCTTTTTCTTTCTGCATATTATGCTCAATCGGATACTTGTGCATGTAGGTGATAAGCCTTCCCGTGCCTGGTTCTTTGATTATCTTCGTGATAGGCTGTTTACTGCTCTGCAAGCGTTTCCCTTCCTTTAGTTGCTTGGCTTGCTTATACACCTCTTTGGTCATTATGTTAGAGGAATTTTCTTTCAGCGTGCCTGGCACTCCGTGTTTGAATTTGACAGTGTTATATCTTCCGCTCTCATAACTGTATCTGGCGTTGTCGCCGCTCAATAAATCTTCTTTCATGTCATAAGGCGGCGCGCCATTCTCGACTTTGTTGTTCAAGTCTCCTATCAAAGAAACAGAAGCCGACATCATTCCTTCGTCCTTCTCTATTATGCCTTCAATATATTGCTTCAAACTGCTGCTCAATTCTCTCTTGGCCTCTTCTTTCCACGCCAATGCAAAGCGTTTGTTTATTTCTTTCACCGTCTTGTCGGCGATTTTAGGCAAAGCATCTGACGCGGCTTCAAACGACTTAGCCATGCTTTCAAAATCAAATTTTATCTCTACTCCTATCATATTAATTTGTTCTGTTTTCCAACACCCTGGTATTCGTCAAGTTCTCGGCATCGTCAATAATATGCGCTCTGCTTCCTATTCCGTACACGGGCAATTCTATCTTTGTCAATGACGGACTCTTGCCGTTGGTGGACGTCATCGCGTCCCTGAGCATGTGCATAATGTGGTACACGGGATTATGTCTGTATCTAATGGTCACCGATTTAATCGCGCCTGGATTAATGAATGTAATCACATTATATTCAAACGTATAATCTACTCCCAATACTAACCTCCTTAACGGCGTATTCAAGTCCACAAACGCCGCTATATATTCAATCGAAATAATATTATAAATAGTGAAAGCAAAGAAAGAAGAGTTGTCGTCTGACTGCTTTATGTATAATACTTGACAATGAATGGAAGTCGCGTCCAAAATAGTGATCCTGTCCATGTAAGTAAATTTGTCTCTGGACATCGCCGTGATATTCATGCTTCCTGTTTCAAGCGATGACCATCGGTTCAACGCCGCATCCGTCATTTTCTGCTCGGAGGTGATGCTGGTGAATAACATAGTCGTCAGCAAAGGCGTTCCGAAAATGTATCTGCTCCCGCCGCAATTACGGCATGTGGTCAAAGCCTCTGCCGTAATATCGTCCTTGCACGGGCATAGGATAGCACGTTCAAAAAGCACGTTGTAACCTTTGTCTCGAATGGTCGCTTCAAAGTCGCTTTTGCCAAACTGACTAGGAATCGAATATCCCTCTGGCGGCGGTTCGATTATGGTAAATTTATTACGCATTACAAAGAGCCCAAGATGTATCTTCCATAGCGCGCTCTCAATCCCGCGCGCGTCCTTTCCAAATCTTTCTGATACGCATTTATAATGCCTGCATAAGCCGAAGAGCGTCCGCCGTCCACGTTATCGACAGACTGCGTCAAGCCGTCCGTTTGAATGTACTGCTTGCCTATTCCAAGCAGTCCGCGACTGGCCAAAATACTGTTTCCAAGCGCGGGCAACACGTTACATGCCGCAAGCTTTCCGATATAGTTTAACAGGTCGGCAGGTATCTTGTCAAAGCCCGTGACGTACTTCAACTCCCAATAGTTCGGCATGTTTCCGAACAGACGTCTGGTATGAATGAATGTAGTATAAAAGTTAATGATTGAACGCCCGCCCGCAGGGATTAAATTCACATGTCTCGGCGCGGTGCCTTGTGAGGTGGGTTTCGCTACGGCTATCCATTCTTTCGGAAATTCAGATACTAGAACGCTGTTAAAATACCCCTTCATGGAGATAGGCTCTACGACAGGAAAGGTGGAGTTTATGTATCCTCTTTTATCCCATTCTTCAATCCAAAACGATCGGCTTTCGGTGATTAATGTTTTGGTTAATTTTATCGAAAGAAAGTTCTCGACTTCGGTCTGCGCGGCAAGCACATGAAACTCAATATCCTCATCAGGCAAAGGATTTCCAAGCGCATCCGTCAATGGTATTCCCATCAGGAACTTGGATGCCATTTCGCTTTTGGTAAAGACAAGTTTTGAATTTACCGCATAAGGAATAGTAAGCGTTTGCGTGGCCACATTTCAGATTAATCTTTCTTGATTTTCGCAATTATATCGGCTTCGATTTCTTTGCGGTTTCTGTTCTTTCCGTCAATTTCAATTTCCACGCCCAACGCCTCGGCGCGCTCTCTTAATTTGCTTGTGGGCAAATTTTTAATGTCGTCTAATCCTGCATTAGGATCTACGGGCTTGCCTTCAATTTCTTTGATCGTGTCAATGGGTTTCTGCGGTTCGGCATAAGAAAATTTGAAGGTGTCGGCGGTGTATTTAATCACGTCCTCCGCCACGCTGTCATGTACGCTTATACAGCCGTTGGCGTCAAATGTTACTTCTCCCGCGACCGCCACCAAAATGGTTTGACCGATATAGTGCTTCACATTGATTGTCTCTGAATTCGATTTTAAAAGTTTCATTTTAGTAAAGTTTTATATTTAGGTTACAAATTTAACCAAAAAAAAGACAATAAAAAGAAACAGCGCCCTCGTCAAGCGCTGTTCTCCATCATTAAAAAAAGAAAAAAGGAAAAAAAGAAAACGAAAAATCAAGAAGCTATCGGCCGATCGCCAATGTTTATAAATCGCACCATTTTCTTGGGCGCATACAACATAGGCGTACCCCACATGAACATCAGGAATTGGCTGCTAGGCGCTACTACTCCCATGTTTAATTTGCTTATCGGCGCAAGTTGTTTGAAGCTAAAAATTTCTTCTTTCGCTTCTGTTAAAAATGCTTCTTGCGTGTTCGGCAAAAAGCGGTTTCTGTCCCGCACGGTATTAGCCGCTCCGCCGTCATACCCTGCGGTATGTTGCGCCTCGCTTATCCTGAATAAAGGATAGAAAGGAACGTTGGCAGAGTTAGTCGCGGAGGTTACCAAAGATCTGTAAATTATAAAACCTGTCGTTTCGGGTCCAGAAGCGGCACGGGCGAAAACTAAATCTACGGAAAGCCCTGCCGCCAAAGTAATCTTGTTGGTAGCATGTGAAGCAACCAACGGGCTTTCGCCGAACCTGTTCACCGCGCTTATCGCATAAAACACGGTACCTAATTCTCCCGTCCAAGTTTCCCCTGCGGCAAATTTAGATTCCGCATCAGCGGTGGTCAAGGCGGCGGCAAATGCAGACGGCGGATTAGGAACATCCACAGACGGAGCAGGTTGTCCTACATATTTCGGGTCAGGCTTACTCATGAAAATATCTTCCTTGATATGTACCGTACCGTTATTCGTTACTAATTCTTTTACCTGATTACCGTAGATTCCAGGAACCGCTTTGTCTCCTGTCTGCGCACGCAGCATATCTTGATAGCTCTGCGACAGCGCTAAATTCACCTTAGGAGGCGCATAGAAACTATCGGCTCGGCCGTATTTATATTTAATTACATTCGCGGCATTTTCAATCGTCTGTTGCGTCACTATTTTTCCGCGCATATCTACCAACACATCAGACTTCATATATTGGTCAAAGGAAGAATAAACCACGTCTGTGCCGTAGTTTCCGTGTTGCGCGAAAAGCCCTCTCCATTCTTCGGGCACAATACGATCGTCCCCGTAGGTCAAGTAACGAGAGGCATTGCGAATAAGCCACATCGTTTTGTTTTCAGTTTCTTTTAAAAGAGCATCCACGTATGATTTTACATACTGTGCCTGCAACGTAACATTACCTGCGACCTGCAGATATTTTACATTCGCATAAGAACGATAGTATTTGCTGTCCACAAATTTCGCCATCTCGCCCTCGCGATAGAAACCGCCGCCGTCAGCTCCGTAACTCTCCAACATCACATACTCTTCTACGGTGTTGGAGGCTACCATTTTGGGTATCTCATTCCACAGCTTCACGTCCTCCATTCGGAACTCAAGAGAGCGGACTGTCCACTCCACGCTTTCGATTTTAAGAGGCTCATGGGTAAGCAGTTGGTTAGCCGTCTGCATACCTGTGATAGCCCCCGCCTGAATGGCTTTTGTAAGCTCGGCGACACTGCCATGCCCTGCCCCTCCGAAGTCACTGCCAAAATCTCTGGCATTATAATTAGGAAAATTCATAGTCTTTTTATTTTACGTGATTAGTTCACTACTTTTATTTTAAAATCTCTCTCCAACAAACGCGCGAAATCATCGTCCACTTCTCCCAATTCGGCTTTCTGGATATTCCTGAAAAATCCGTGGTCATAAGTACCTTTGTCAGTAGCTTTTTTAAAAAGTTTCTCGGCTAACTCCTTGCGGTGTGTCTGACTTGTAAGAGAGTATTCCTCAAATCCCTCTTTATTAGCTTGCGGAAATCTTTCTATTGCGGTTAAATGGTTAAATGCTTTTGGAGCGCCTGGCATCTTTTGCATTTGCTGAATGGCATTTGCCAACACTTGAATGTTGGCGTTAGCCTTTTCCAGCTTTTGTTCAACGGTCAATTCCGCAGCGGGAGCAGACGCGGGATTAGCGGCGCCATCCTCTGCTTTATTCAACTCGCCTTCTTTGTTCTTTTGAAGCAATTCCATGAAGGCTTTCTGATTGGCTTCAATGGTTTCAAGCGTTTTCTTAAAAGGCTCAATGCCCGCCTCGAATGTTTTTTCGATCAACGCTTTTGCTTCATTCTGTTTTTGCAATTCCGCATCGGCGGCGGCCTTGGCCAAGGCTTGTTTCTTTTCAACGATTTCAGCGATCTTATTAATCGCCTCCTCGCTTATTTCAATCGGGTTATTAGTACCTGCAGCAGCATTCATTTTTGGAACTATTTTATTTGTAAAAATTTCTTTACTCGTGTTAGTATTCATGGCAAATATATCTAATATTTTATTTATCGCTTCGTTTTTCCATGATTTTTTTTTGATATTTTCTTTCGGCGTGTCATTCACGGCCACATTTTGGAGAGAAGAATCTGCGGACTTGACGATTACGGAATCTTTGCCCACATGGTAATGCACCCCTTCGCTCTCCACTTCTATTTCTTCATATTCTAAATCTTCCAATCCGCCTTTAAAAATTTCCATTTTTGTGCCCGAACAGGACGGCGCGGACGTGATCGCCACGTTGGTAATCTTTGCCCGCGTGATTAAATTAGGGTCTGCAGAGTCTACTTCCATGACCCTTCCTTCAATCGAAAATCCAAGCCTTCTGGTCTTTGAATCCTTCTCTAAAACTTGTGCGGCGTCATACACATTTCGGGCTAATTGATTGCTCGGATAAAGATAGCCTTCGACATAAAATTCATTTTTCTTGGTCACGGTGGCCGAAACAGGCTCTCCTATAATCGCAAGCGGATCTTTTTTCCAATTGTGATGGTAATTGATATTTCCCTTTTCCAGAAAATCTTTGTAATCAAATCCTCCTGGCATCAATCGCTGTCCTTGCGTATCTAATCCCAAGTTAGGAGAAGAGGCAATTCCTTTAAATCGCATGTTCGCATATCTGTCCTCTCCTGCGTCATCAGACTTTTGGATTTCAATAGGAACGAAGAAAGAAAATTTGTCGTTAATTAACATCTTATTTATTAACTTGTACTTTCACTTTAATGCCCGTGTCGGCATGTAATCTTTTGCACAGTTCTTTTATCCTGGAACCTCCGTTGCCTATAATGGTGCCTGGAGAGAGGTGTTTGACAGTCGC